CTTTGATACAATCTACCAGAATCAAACCCTCGCCCTCCTCCGAAATTTGCGGCAAGTGCAGAACCTTGTGCTGCAGGACCTCCTGGCGCGCCTTCTCTTCTTATTTTTCCTTTTGATAATAAATCATTTTCTACCGATCCACCACTAGCAAATCCAGGTATGCTTCCACCAGCATTCATTCCGTGCATAAATGATCCGCCATATTTATTTACTGCATCGCGACCCATTACATATTCACCATTAGTGACCATCGCAGGTACTCCTCCACCGCGAGAATAGTTGCGCACACTACCTCCCTGCGAAAACGGCAATCCAACCATCTGGTATACCATTTTCTTCATCATTGCTTCCTGAATCATTCCAAGAAATCCAACTGCGGCATCCATTAATCCTTCTTTTATACTTTTTGTTCCATTGATTGCTTCGGTCATTGCTCCGGCAAGTCCGTCGGCAAAAGCGGTTGGTATTCTTTTGCCAAGTTCGTAGTCCATCATTTTAACTTGTTTTCCCATTTCAATTCGCGCATCTTTCATTCCTTCACCAAATGCACCAGGACCAGTTTTTCTGGCATATTCTTGTTTTTGAATATTTAATAACTCTTGTTCTTTTGAAATTTGCGTATCTTTTAAACCTATCTGGCGCTCTAGCTCTTCGGAGATCCTTTTGGATACTTCATTTTGTTCTTTTTTTGCATCTTTCAAATTATTTTCTAGTTCTAATAAACGAGAATATTCTTCTAATTGCTTTATCT